TGATGACTTAATGATACCAAGTGATTTATATAGAAACCAAAGTAGTAATTATTCGAGAGCCTTACTTTTATTATCGACATTTCCTTTTAGAGATTTTACCGAAGGATTTTTAAAATCAGTTTTCCCAAAAGACAACTATAATGGGGCTAGAATTGTAAATATACCTAAAATGTATCTATATTTTATTGGTAGTTTATTATGGAGGTACGAAGAATCTACAGATCCATTAAATTTTGGAACATTCAATAATAAAAATTATTCACAATTTCTAACACCAAAAAATGAATATCTCTCTAAAATTGGGTATAACAATAAGAATAAAACAATAGAAGAAAATTTAAAGAAATTACCTATATCAACAAAAACTACATTAATAAATCTTTTTAAGGATTGGGTAAACCAAAATTTTAACAACACATTTAATGGTCCGTTTGAAAAAAATGTAAATACATTAGTAACACCATTAAATAGTATTAGTGGTAACACTAGTAATGTTAATGATGCAAAATCATATATTTTTGAGGAACTCAAAAAGACAACTAATATGATTGTTTTAAAACCAAATATATTTGATGATAAACAAGTACCTACCGCACTTAAAGTATCCAAAAATAGTATTATTGCATATATAAAAAGTTTTAAAGATTCTTTCACAAAACAAGAAATTACAAATAAAAATGGTAATAGTAGTAATGCGGAAGAAGTTAAACAAAGTGATAATAAAAGTACTAATAAAATTAAATTAGAACTATATAACTATTTTAAAAATATTAACAGTAAATGGGTTGGGTCAGATAGAAAAGGATTTAATATCTGTGGTGGTGAAGCGGAAACCCCTCTGATAAATTATTTTAGATTTATAGATAGAGGTTGGAATGATATTGGTAATAAGGCAACTTTTAACTTAAAAAGTTTTCTTACATTGGGTAGTAATTTAGATACTAGTGTATACTTTTTTATGTCTAAATTATTGAGGGATAGTAACTTTCTATTTCAAATATTACCCACATATATTAATTATAAAAGTAGAATAGAAGTTGCTAAAATATTTAAACCACAAACAATATTAGAAAAAAATGAAGAATCTGGACCAATATTTTGTTGTATATATATTGGAGGTGCGTCACAGGTATTAGATATACAAGAAAGAAATAATAACTTTTTTGCTAACGATGGATATAGTTTTAAAGAAGGTGAAACTCCTCCAGATATTATTAAAAACGGAGATAGTTCTTTAGTGGCATTTAGAGTGGCATTTGGGGCACAAAATCAAACAGTATTTAAAAACGTTTCACTATCTCAACAAGAACATAGAGAAACTGGCGAATATTTTAAGGCATTATCCGATTTGGTAGATAAAAGAGGTGGTACACAGAAAACTTATGTTGGTACCGACTTATTAAGACTCTTCAAAACTAGGTCATATACTTGTAAAGTAGACGCTATGGGATGTATGAATATACAACCTTTAATGTATTTTGATTTACAAAATGTACCTTTCTTTAATGGTGCATATCTTATAACTAGTGTTAGTCATAACATTACCCCAAACCAAATGACTACTAATTTTGAAGGTGTTAGACAATCTAAATTTATTTCCCCACCTACGGAAGAAATCACCGCAGATTTAGATATAGATTTAAATGAAATTAGTGATGTACCTAAAATAGAATATACAAATGAAACAACAGTTTCAGGTTTTGGTGTAAGAGAAGGGATAGAACCTGATGATTTATTTGATTTTGAAACTAATTTTACTGGACCGGCAGGTTTAGGTAATTTTAAATTATTAGGTGTGACTGATTATACTGACGCAGCTTTAACTAAATTAATTAGTTCTTTGGCTACACAATTTTTTGATAACGGTATTCGTACCAATACAGAAGTAACTATGTTATTATCTGCAATGTTGACAAACTCAAACAATTTTCTAAATTTTGAAATGGCTTGGGATGACCCAAATAAAGAATCACACTCAGTTAAATTCCCTAATTCGGATCCTTCTTCTGGACAAACAAGATATTATACCTATAAAGTGGGTGATGGTATATTGGGATCAACTCCTACTAAAACAAGTGGTAATACTGTTGACAAGGCATATTTAATTCCTGGAAATGAAAATTTGAATGAGTTTAAGGATAATGACAATATAGAGGCTGAGAAAAAAGAAAAAAGGAAAATAATAAATAATTTAAACCCTGCAATACCTGAAGATGCGGCAAAAATAAAAATATTTGAAAAACAATTTGAGGACTTAGAAAAAAGAGATAAAGAACAAATTACATCTACTAAGTATTATAATATTTTTGAAGGTGATGCCTACAGATTTAGACCTAGAGGATTCTTATATATTGTTGGTAGGAAACAGTACTATCAATTATATGAAGAGTTTTATAAAGGTAAAGGCATCACCTTAGGCACTGAAATCCCAATAAGAAGCCCATATGAGATAAGTAGTACAGTTGACGGTGCGATACAAGCATCTATCGTCCAATGGAAATACTTTAAAGGTATAAAAGGAGAAAAACCTCAAACATCATATTTTTACACCTCTCAAAAAGGTAACGGTACTTTGGCAACATATAAAGTATGTACCGAAATTGCGTACCAATACTCACCACCAAACTCACCACCAAAAGTAGATAAATCGATAGAAACTTTCCTAAATGTACTCACAAACTTTGTTGGAAAGGACAAACAACCTCTAATAGATTACTTTAAACCAGCCTAAAACTTAACTTTTTAAAAAAAAATCACTATATTTGTAATATGGATATAGGTAATATTGTTTCAAAGACAAAGATTGAAATTGAAAATTTTAAAATTTGTGATAGTTTAGAGTGTGTTAATGAAGAATTACCAACACTTATAATTGGTCGTAAATTATCTAAAGAACTTTTAGGTGAGAATATTTCTATACTTCATAAAAAAATAAGTAACAATATATATTGGACTTTTGATAAAACAGAAAGAAAATCTGAATTCGAAAGTGATTTAGAACTATTTAAAGAACATTGTTTTGATTCTTTTGGGGAAAATATCCCTTATGTTTATTTAGATATTATTCACGGAAGTAGAAAAGTTAATTATAGAATAATAAAAAAAATAATATCTCTTAAAACACCTTATACATACTTCTCTGAAAATGATATGATATACATATACGGTGAAAATATAATATTTGGAGTAGATTTAAATGTTTTAAATTATTTTGAGGGTAAAAAACAAAAAATTATAGATAGGGTAAAAAGTATAAATGATAATACTTTGATAGATTATACGATATTTAATAAATGTAAGGATTTAATATATAAATTAAAAAATAAAAACAGATTTGTCCCTTACATTTACGGAAATGGAGTCGAGCGGTAAAAATATAACATTAGCATCTTTTGTATATCAAGATAAAATAGAAAGTTTTAAAAATTATTTATATAAAAGATTAGGAATTAAAGAAAAAAACATATTTCAATATAACTTTGAAGAGATAAATAAAAAAATTTTAACTTTTATGGTTAGAGTTGAACAAGATCAAAAAGTTGAAACTTCTTCATTCTTCCCACCAACAGTAATAGTTCACAAAAAAGGAGAGTGTTTTTATACTATTAATGCATTAAATAAGTTGATAGAAAAAATAAGTGAACACGAAGTTGGTAATATAGATTATAAGAATGTAATAATAAAATGGGATGATTATCAGAATAAAATGATAATTGTTAAAAACGATGAATTAAAAATAATCGACATAAAAAAACATTTTTCTTAATAATAGAATATTTATATAATAAAAGTATTATGGAAACAAATAGAGATACTAAAAAAAATGACAATTTAGAGAAATCATTAAATGATTTTTTAAATGATAATACCACCAAAAAAGAAGAGTGTGTTGGTGAAGAATGTCTTATTAATGATGGAAAAGAAATAGTGGAGAGAGTTAATAAGGTATATAAAACTAATGACGGTAGACAATTATTAATGTGATATGAACAAAAAAGTACTTTCTGAGGAATTAAAAAGATATAGACAATTATTGGAGTACACATTTTATGTACCTGAAAATGACAAAGATGAAAATGGTAATCTTCTTACAGATGATCAATATATAACAGAACAAGATCCCGCTGGTGAAACGGAAGAAGATCCTTTTATGTCAGTAGGTGGTGACGAAACTGCACCTGAGTCTGGTGCGGAAACACCTAAAACTGATCCATTGGCAGATGATGCGGAAGTAGAAGATGTGGCTGCGGATGAAACTGAGACTGCAACTGAGACTCCTGAGACGAGTACTGGAACAGATGATGGTTCTGTTGAAATAGATGTGACTGATATTGTAGATAAAACAGAAGCAACTAAGACTTCTGTAGAAGGTATGAGTAGTAAAATGGATGAATTATTGAATAAATTATCTGAATTAGAAAGTCAAGTTTCTGGTATGGATAACGTAATCAATAAAATTGATGACTTAGAAAAAGAAATCGAAAAGAGAAACCCAACACCCGTTGAAAGATTAGAAATGAGATCAATGAATTCTTTCCCATATAGTGTTAAGTTAACTGACTTTTGGCAAGACAAAGAAGGTTATGAAGCAACTGAAGAAAACGAAGAAGAATTTGTACTTAAACAAAGTGATGTCGATAACTATAATGAAAAAGACATTAGAAAATCCTTTCAATTTAGTAAAACCGAAGAAAAATAACTAAAAACCCCGTTTTTTTATTGACTTTTTGAAAATTCGTTAGTATAATTGTGTATAATTTAAAATTTTTATACAATGAGCAATACTTTAGATGCAATTCTGTCTCAGTACGAAAAAAATACTGATCCAGCAAAAAGTGGTAAAAAAATCTCTAGTGAAGACAGACTAAAAAAGTACTTCAGTGAGAAACTACCTAAAGGGGTAAAATCCCACACAAAAACATTCCGTATCTTACCTAAGAAAGACGGTAGTTCTCCATTTACGGAGGTTTACTATCACGAAAAATTAGTTAATGGTAATTGGGATAAAATTTATTGTAACCATTTGAACGATGGTGAACACTGTCCATTATGTGAGGCTAAAGATGCCTTATATGAAGATGGTTCAGAAAAGGCTAAGAAATTGGCAAAAGACTTTATACCTAGAAAATTCTATGTGGTTAAAGGTATCGATAGAGAGAATGAAGATCACGGAGTTAAATTTTGGAGATTTAAACACAAATATACTGGTGACGGTATTATGGATAAAATAATTCCATTATTTAAATTAAAAGGTGATATTACTGATCCTAGAGAAGGTAGAGATATTATGATTACCACAGGTAGAAACGACAAAAATTTTAGTGTTGTGAACTCTATTATGGCAGATGATTCTACTATCCTTACTAAAGATAAAGAAAAGGCAAATGATTGGTTTGGTAACGATGAAACACATAGAGATGTTTATTCTAAAAAATCACAAGAATATTTAGAAATTGTTGCAACTAACAAGACACCTATTTGGGATTCAGAACAGAAAAAGTTTGTGGCTGAAGAGGATAGAGAAGAAAAAGAAACTGCGTCTTTATCTGAAGAAATTAATATGATGAGAACTGAAACGGCTAAATCATTTGAAGAAGACTATGATGATGAATCAGATACTTCTTCAGTAGAATCAACTTCTTTAGATGGTGATGATGATGAATTACCGTTTTAATAAATATTATGGCGAAACAACCACTTAAGAAAAAAACATCTGATTTTTCGTCTATAAGAAAGAAATTTTCCTCTAGTGAGAAGTACAAAGAACAAAGGTACTTTGATCTAGGGGAAGCCTTTCAAAAGTCGACAGGACTACCAGGTCCTGCTATGGGTCAGGTTAATATGCTTCTAGGTCATTCAGACACTGGAAAAACAACTGCACTTTTACAGACTGCAGTAGACGCACAAAAGAAAAATATACTACCTGTATTCATCATTACTGAACAAAAATTTAGTTTTGAACACGCCAAACAAATGGGGTTAGAAACTGAGTATATTGAAGAAGTTGATGAATCAACAGGTGAAGTTTCCGCATATTGGGATGGATTCCTACTTTATAAATTAGGGTTCGATTATATAGAACAAGCATTTGAATATGTTACTGAAGTATTAAACGCACAAAAGAGTGGTGAAATACCTTATGACATTGTATTCTTATGGGATTCTATTGGTACCATACCTTGTCAAATGAGTTTTGATGGGAAAGGTGGAAACCAACACACTGCGAGAGTAATATCTGAAAAATGGGGAATGGGATTGGCACAAAGAATAACATCTTCTAGAAAGGAAAGTTATCCACATACCAACACAATGGTATTTGTAAACCAACCTTGGGTTGCATTACCTGATAACCCATTCGGACAACCAACAATCGCACCTAAAGGGGGTAATTCTATTTACCTATCTTGTGCATTAGTATTTTTGTTTGGAAATCAAAAGAGTTCTGGTGTATCTAAACTTTCTGCCACAAATAAAGGTAGAAAAGTTAATTTCGCTATTAGAACTAAAGTGGGTATCCATAAGAACCATATGAATGGTTTAGGTTACGCAGATAACAAAATACTTGCAACCACACACGGTTTCATTGAAGATGATAAAAAAGAAATCGACAAATACAAATCCGATAACAAAGATTATTGGGCAGAGGTATTTGGTGGTGTATTTGATGATACATCTTTTGATGTAGTTGAAGACAACGTAATTGAGGCTCCTGTAGATTACTCAGACGATTGATTGTTAAACCTTCAACTAATAATGTGTGAAATTCCCAGATAAGAAGAAAAAATTTAAAAAAACACTTGTTGTTGATGGTGACTCGTTGATTAAAACCGCCTATCATGGGGCTAAAGATCTTTACTATAAAGACACCCACATAGGTGGTATTTTTCAGTTCTTAACTATGGTTAGGAAAATGATGAATGAATATAAATTCGATAGAGTCTATGTTTTCTGGGATGGACAATTCAGTGGTAGATTAAGGTATGATATCTACAAAGAATATAAATCTAATAGAGATAAGGATTTCTATGTAGAACAACCACCATCAGATTTAGAACTATACCTTCAAAAAGAAAGAGTAATTTCTTATTGTGAAGAACTATTCATTAGACAATATAGGGACGATATCACAGAAGCCGATGATTGTATCGGTTATTACGTCCAAAATATGTCAGAAGATGAGAAAGTTGTTATAATGAGTAATGATAGAGATCTATGTCAATTAATAAGTGAAAGAGTTGGTATATATGTTTTAAATCTAAAGAAAATAGTTACACAAGATAATTATTTAACATATTTTAACCACCATCCATCCAATCTTAAATTAATAAAAATTATTACTGGTGATAATAGTGACTGTATAAAAGGTATACAAGGTGTCAGTGAAAAAACTTTAGTTAACTTTTTTCCCGAAATAAGAGAAAAAACTTTGACTTTAGAATATATTTTTAGTAAGATTGTAACTATACAAAACGAAAGA